ATTTTCAATTAAATGGTATATGTGATGCTTTAACTTCTATGTTGGAAATTTTATCTACTTCTAAAACATATATTAATGGAGTTCCCGCTAATGATGTTCAATCTAATCAAATATACAGTTCTGCAAAAACACAAATTGAACAAATTCAAGAATACCTTCCCGAAATGTTATCTAAAAATGTTAAAACTATATAATGCCTAAAAATATAACCATAAAAGCAAAACTGAAAGGTAGTAATGATGAGGTAATGCGTGCCGGTTATACATTCCAATTAATAGGTCCTAACGGAAATATAGGCCCATCTATAACAAAAAAAATAGGAGATTTTGGTTTTATTCCAGGTAATCTCATCACTAAGTTTACTTTTAATATACCTAATGATGCATACACAATAAATGTTATTCCTATTAACGAAGGAATGAAATCTGAATTTCAATATGAACCTACAACAACAACAACCTCAATAACTATTAGTAAAAAAGAATTAGATTTTGGCACAATTATTCTTGAAAATTTAACCCCTCCAGCAACCCCAAATACAGAAGAAGAAGAAGTGCCTGTTTACATAGTTAGATCATCTATTCCTACTAATGGTCCTAGAGGTAACATTTATTTTGAATTTAGAGAAGATGAAGGTCAAAAAACAGTATTAGCTTTAGGAGAATTATTTAGAGACACTTACCCCTCTAGATTAGCTAATGATCCCGAAGCTGAATTTACTTTTCCAATCCTAACAGAAAATTCAACAGATTTTGATTATGAAGGATTAGGAAATCTTGTATTAGAGGGGATGAATAACACTATAAATGAGCTTAATATAAAAGATGAATTTGGGGTATTATCTATAGTTAGGACTGATAGTGAACCACCTCAAAATTTTTATAATTATACTTTAACGGGTAAAGTAGTAGATTCTGCAACTCAGGAAGCTTTGGAGAATGTAACTATAGAAGATGATGTAAAAAGTGTAGGACTAGTGGGAAGTATAGCTTATACAGGTCCAACAGGAGATTTTAAATTAGAGGGAGAATATCAAAAAGAAACAACGTTTAAAATAACATTTTCTTTAGATGGTTATAAAGAAAAAACTTTAAATCCATTTACAAGAGAAGATAATGTTTTACCCGCAGATATAAACATTATAAAATTAGATACTAAAGAAATTGATAAAGAAACAGTTATCGATTCTGCCGGCTTTGATAAAGATCAAGTTGAGGTAGTAGCTAAAGCTAATAATTTAGAAGATCCTTTTGGATCAGCACAAAGTAAATTATTACAGGAAATAACAAAAAGAGTAACACTTACTTTAATACCCTTTATTTTAAAATTAATTAAAGATAATTTTGGTATTGGAGATCCTAAAGCAGCATTAGGAAAAGGATTAGATGAATTAAATATTGTATGTCCCCCTAATCTAGATGCTTTAAATAATTTAATAGAGCAAAAAAATAAAGCAACTAAACAATTAAATAATTTATATAAAGGGTTAGAAAATATTAAAGTTGCAGTATCAACGGCAGATAAAATATTAAGTGTAGCTAGTATAGTAGCAAGTACCATAAGTGCTCTAGTTTTAGCTCTTCCTTCTATTCCATTTGCTCCTCCACTTGCTGGCCCTATTACAACAAAATTACCAGTTCCTAAAGGAACTAGAGTTGATCAAAAAACAGTATTAGAAGTAATTGCCGATACTTTATCTTTAATGAAAATTGTTTCCTCCTCTATTTTATTAATCTTAACAATATTATTAAAAAAATTAAAATTAGTTTTAGATTTAATGGGATTATTGGATCAATTAATACAAAAATGTTATAATGACCAAGGGGGAGATTGGACTTTAATAGGAGGGGTAGATACACAAGGACAACCTGATGGTATTCCTCCTACACCTGAAAGCCCTTATAATGATGGAGATGGAATTTGGGAATATTCTGGTGGTTTAGCAGCTCAAGAACAACTATCTTCTGACTTGCTAGCTTCTACACAAGAACAATCTAATCAAGGTTCACCTTTAGTTACTAATGCTAATGGGTTTGATATGAGTGTTATAGAAGTAGAAAGTGGAACTAACAATCAATTAAAAAGAAGACAAGCTATAGCAAGAAATGCTGATGGGGTCATAATGTTAAGAGGAGAACCTTCATTTTCATCTAATGATCAAATTCTAATAGATGAACTAGTATTTTTTATTAACATGAATAATTTAAAAGCAGGAGCTTCTAATGAAACTGTAATAAACCCTTAATTAATTTAATATTTATAACAAACACAATCATGAAAACTGAAGCACTTAAAAAAATAATAAAAGAAGCCGTTAGAGAGGCTATACAAGAAGAGCTAAAGGAAGTTTTACTAGAAGCAGTTAAAGCACCTAAAGCTGTAGTTTCACAACCAATACAAGAAAGTATTACATCAACTACACCTGCACCTGTTACACAAACACCTAAAAAATCTTTAAAAGAACAAAGACAAGCATATATGGACATTATAGGTGAAACAGGGTTAAATATGAATAGTTCACATGCTCAAGGATTTGGTAATAAACCATTTAACCCTATGGGTAATATAGATACAACCTCAGTAAATGGGGGTTTACCTGCGGGAGAAGTTAATATGGATCAAATAATGGGATTAATGACTAAATAATGGCATTTGGAGCAAAACAAATATCACCTATTGACTTTAATAAAAGTGCTGCTGTAGGAATAGATTTGCCTTTTTCTGCTAGAGGTGTTTTTAAATCTAATTTTACAACTTCTGATGCTGTAAAAAATAATTTAATTAATTTTTTTTTAACTAATCCTGGGGATAGACCTTTAAATCCTACATTTGGAGGAGGATTACGAAGTTTTTTATTCCAACAAATAACTGATAATAACTTAGATTTTTTAAAAGAACAGATTCAACTTAAAGTAAATGAAAATTTTACTAGTATTAATGTAATAAATCTTGAAATATTAAAAGAAGAAGATAATAATACTGTTAGATTAAACCTTACTTATAATATTATCAATAGAGGAGTTACTGATAACTTAGAAATAGAATTTATATAATGGCTAATATAATAAAAAGAGATATAAAGTATTTAGATAGAGATTTCACAGATATAAGAGCTAAATTAATAGAATTTTCTCAAACATATTTTCCTAATACTTACAATGATTTTTCTCCCTCATCACCAGGTATGATGTTTATGGAGCAAGCAGCTTATGTAGGTGATGTTATGTCATTTTACTTAGATAATCAATTACAAGAAACATTTACTCAATTTGCTAGACAAACTAATAATTTATATGAGTTAGCTTATATGTTTGGTTATAAACCCAAGGCAACAACTACAGCACAAGTAGAAATAGAGTTATTTCAACAAGTACCAAAGAAAACTATTGGGGCTAATGTTGTTCCTGATTTTGATTATGCTTTAACTGTTGGAGCTAATACTTCTGTTTCTACTTTATCTAATAATGATATAAGTTTTTTAATTCAAGATAAATGTGATTTTTCAGTCTCTAGTTCTTTAGATCCCACAGAAATTTCAGTTTATCAAGTTTCGGGAGATACTCCACAATATTTTTTACTTAAAAAAACTAGAAAAGCAATATCTGCAACTGTATCTACCCAAACTTTTTCATTTGGAGCTCCTGAGCAATTTTCTACAATTAATATAGAAGGAGATAATACTATTAAAATATTAGATATTACTGATTCAGATGGTAATACATGGTCCGAAGTTGACTATTTAGGTCAAGAAATGGTATTTGATAGTATAAAAAATACCAACCCAAATGATCCTAATAACGTAGCAGATGCAGGTGAAGTACCTTATTTACTTCAATTAAAAAAAGTTCAAAGACGTTTTGCTACAAGATTTACCTCAGCTACAAATTTACAAATTCAATTTGGAGCGGGTAATCCAAATGATACAGATGAATTAATAACACCTAATCCAAATAATGTAGGTATAGGTTTACCATTTGAACAAGATAAACTCACCACAGCTTATTCACCTACAAATTTTTTATTTACAAATACTTATGGTATAGCACCTTCTAATACAACCTTAACTGTAAGGTATTTAACTGGTGGTGGAGTTACATCCAACGTTAAATCTGGGGAATTAACAGAGATAAGTGGGGATAATATTAATTTTTTAAATTCTAATCTAAATGATGTAACAGCTACTTACATATTTTCTTCAATAGCTACTAATAACCCTAATGCCGCAGATGGTGGAGCCGCAGGGGATACAGATGAACAAATTAGACAAAATACTGTTTCTGCTATATCAGCTCAACAAAGAACAGTTACATTAGATGATTACAAAGTTAGGGCTATGAGTATGCCTTCTGATTTTGGAACTATTGCTAAATTATATATGGAAAAACCTACATTAGATAATCAAACTTCCACAGTTGAAACTTTATGTATGTATGTTTTATCTCAAAATTCCAACAGTCAATTTACATCACCAACAGAAACTTTAAAGAAAAATTTAAGAACATATCTATCACAATATAAAATGATAGGAGATAGTATAGAAATAAAAAATGCTTATATTATTAATATAGCAATGGATTTCGAAATTGTAGTATTACCTAATTTTATAAATAGTCAAGTAATATTATCTTGTATAGAGGTACTAAAAAAATGCTTTAATAGAGATGATTGGCAAATAAATGAACCTATTTTAATACAAGATTTATTTGTTAAATTAGATAAAGTAGAAGGAGTTCAAACTGTAAAAGATATTAAATTTTCAAATAAAGCAGGAATTTCAAATGGTTATTCTGAATTTGGGTATGATTTAGAAGCAGCTACTTTAAATGGAGTTATATACCCAAGTTTAGACCCTAGTATTTTTGAAATAAAATACCCAAATGATGATATAAAAGGAAGAGTAGTACCTTTATAAAAATATAAACTATGGCACAAGGAAAAGAACCCATACAAAACAAACCAGGAGGTAGTACTAAGGATCCTACTATAACTAATTATAATAGTGGAATTAGTCCATTTGCTACAAATGTAGGTCAAGAATCTTTTTTTAGATCAGGAGATAAAACTAATTTAGATCTAACTAATCCAAACCCATTTGGAGGTCCTATAAATGCTTCTAGATACCAACATCAACATTTGTATACCCCAGAAAATACTTATTTAGATAAATTTCAAGAAGCTGCTAGCCCTAATAGTAATTTTGGTATAAATGGAGATGAAGTCCAAAATAATAGTATTTTTGAAAAAACAAGTTTAGATATAGAAAACCCAGGACCTACAGGAGGACCTAATACAACTAATGCTTATAATATTCCAAATGGAAGTTATACTAATAATAGATCTGGAAATAAATTTGGGGAATCTGTTGGCGGACCTTTAAAAAATAAAAAAGGAAAAATTGTAAATAATTTTCTTCAACAATATTCCTCTAAAAATACTTATTTAAATAGTTTAGATGGAGTTGAAAATAATGTACCACCACCACCTCTACAACCAACAGTACCTACTACACCAACAGTAGATAATATTTTACCTAAAATACCTAAAGATATAGGGGGTGGAAATTAAATTTAATTAAAATGGCAGTATATAAAATATTCCCACATAAAGACGCTACATTATATTCATTTTATCCTAATATGAATACGGGTATAGACCCCGTTAATCAAATATCTAATTTAAACATAGCAGTAGATTCTAACCCACAAGCAGCTAGAATACTAACAGAATTTGTTCAAGATGAAATAGTAGATATTATAAATAATAAAATTTCAGGATCCGAATGGGATGTTAATTTTAGACAATATATAGCAACGGCTCAGGGTATAATAGAATCCATAGAAGTTTTTGTTCATCCTTTAGCACAGTATTGGTTAAATGGTACAGGAATGTATCTAGATGTACCCCAGGTATCAGATGGTTGTAGTTGGCTTTCACCTGCATTTAAAGATTCTGGAATAGCTTGGTCTTCTAGTGGTACTGACAATACAAACCATTTTGTTACAAGTTCATTTAACCCTCAATATATCTCAGGTGGTGGGGGTGCTTGGTTTTACAGTGGATCTGATGGCACTAAATATGAAATAACCCAATCATTTGATACTCGTAGTGAAAAAGATTTAAATATTAGTGTTAAAACTATATGTTCTTTATGGTATAGTAGTTCTTTAAATGTTGATGTATCTGCTTCATTGCCCAATTATGGTTTTATTACAAAATGGGAAAATTTAGCAGAATTTAACTCTAATACCCAAATTCAACCTGTAATGCAATTTTATAGTGTTGATACTAATACTATATACCCACCACAATTAGAATTTAAATGGAGAGATTATTCAAGTGTTTTAACTGGGTCTGCTACAGCTAGTATAGTAGATACTACTAATTTAGTATCTTCATTAGCTGAAAACCCAGGATATTTTACACCTCAAAGTGTTAATAGATTTAGATTTAATGTTGCACCTAAATACCCAATTAGAGTATTTGCAACTGGGTCTCAATTTACAGGAACAAATTATTTACCAACTGCTTCATACTATGCTATAAAAGATTTGGATACCAATGAATTTGTTATAGATTATGACACTAATTATACACAATTAAGTTCAGATGCTAATGGAAATTATTTTGATCTATATATGAATGGATTAGAACCAGAAAGATATTATAAAGTATGTGTAAAAACTACCATAAATGGTTCTACATTAGTATTAGATGATAATTATTATTTTAAAGTAGTAAATGCTATCTAATGGCCGAAAATATAAAATTAAATAAAGAAGTTTTTAATAAAAGAGACTATGAAAAAACCATTAATACCTCTTTTAATGAACTAGGAACTCCTACTATTCAGGAACAGTTAGATAACCAACCTACAGTTCAGGAGTTTTTTGATATGTATAATACTTTATTTTATCAAATTAATGAATTAGGTGAAACTAACTCTCATGAATATTTAATAAAAACTAGTTCTGAATATATTAATTTTGGAGAAAATAATGAATTAATCGAAGCTCTTCAAGAAGAAATTGCACAATTAAGAGAAGAATTATTAGAAACTCAACAACAATTATCTAACCCTAATTCTTCAGAATCCGAACTTTTAGAAAATATTTCAACAATTAGTTCTAGTCCCGTATCTTCTGGTACTAGTGGAGTTAGTTCTGGTGGCTCATCAGGAGGAGGTGGATATTAATTATGGCAACAGTAATAAACATAGATCCTATAAACTTTGAAATTCAAAATTATGAATCTCGGGACACTAATCTTATATCTCAAATTGAAATAGATACATTTTTAACTCAATCTAGTTATATAGAATTTATAACATACGATTTAAATAATAACATTTTAGATTTTAATTTAAATTACACAAATTATACAGTTATTGAAGATGGTTCTAGTGCTTTAAACAATAGTCTTTCTCAGTTTAATATTTCTCCCGATATAGATCTTTCTAATCAGGGGTATAATGAAGGAGAATATATAGCCTATTATAATTTTTTAAATAAAAGAATAGGAGATCAACTTACAAACCTTTTTATCTCTGAAATTTCATCTGATAGAACTGAAATTAAATTAGATAGTAATATACTATCTGACTTAGATATAATTGAACAAACTAATAATTTTATATCATATAGAGAGGAACAAGAATATTTTGTAGATTTTTATCTTAATTTTGGTTCTAATAATTTAATTATAGCTAACAATATTAAGTTAGAAGATGAAGATACTGATAATCCTACTATTTTAGTTAAATTATATGAACCTTTACCCCTAGAATTTAATGTAAAAAATCAATTATGGGTAGTAACCCAAATATCAGAACCTAGGGCTTTTCAAGTTAATTTTCCAATTATTCCTTTAGATTTTAATGATTTTGAATCTTTACAGGGTCCTAATTTTTCAATTCCTATAAAAGGAGAAGTCAATAATTCATCTCAAAATTTATCCTATACTGATATTATATCTAGTGCTCCTACTAGTTCACAAGATCAAATAGATAGTTTATTAGAAGAATCCTCTATTAATATAGATATAAATTTTACGGATTTTAATGATTTTATACATTTTAGTTCTGCTCAAACCCGTATAGAAAATTTTTATTATAAAGTAGGATTAATTGAAAGTTATACTTCTGAATCTAATGCCTTATTAAATGTAACAGGATCATCTACAAGTAAAGTAATTATTGAAAAAAATAAATCAAATATTATTAAAAATTTTGATAAGTTTGAATATTTTATGTATTATAGTAGTGGTTCTATTATTTCATACCCAAAATCAAACCTAGAACCTCCTTATATTTTATATCCTACTACTAGTTCTCAAGTACTAAACTGGCTAGGTAGTATTGATGAATCAAGTGCGTTTTATGGAGGACAATTACTTTCATCTTCTAATTATGATAACGCTAACCCTAACTATTTATTCTATTCTATCCCAGAATATTTAAGAGAAGATCCTGCAAATCAACAATATAATTTGTTTGTAGATATGGTTGCTCAATATTATGATAATGTTTGGCTATATACAAAAGATATTACTCAAAAATACAATGCAGATAATAGATTAGATTTTGGTGTATCTAAAGATTTAGTAGCAGATGCTATTAGGGATTTTGGGGTTAAATTATATCAAAATAACTTTTCAAATAAAGAATTATACACAGCATTTTTAGGATTAACCCCAAATGGTAGTTTATTTCCCTTTCCAGAAATAACAGGATCATTACCTGCTCCTACAGGATTTGAATTTGTAGATACATTAATATCAGCATCAAATGATGTAATATCAATGGATGATACTAATAAATCTTTATATAAAAGAATATATCACAACATCCCATACCTGCTCAAATCAAAAGGAACTCTTGCTGGACTACGAGCATTAATAACTTCATATGGTATACCTGATACTATACTAAAAATATCTGAATTCGGTGGTAAAGATCAAGTAAATGCTAATGATTGGGATTTGTATTTTAATAATTTCAATTATGCATTTAATACTACAGATAATTTTATATCTTCATCCTGGGCTGTAAGCAGTTCTTGGGGTGCTACAAATAATAGACCCTCTACTGTTCAATTTAGATTTAAAGCTGAAGAATTTCCACCTACAAATTTATCTCAATCTTTATGGTTTATAGATAATGGTCCAGATGAAACAGTAGAACTTCTTATAGATTATAGTGGATCTGGCTTAATTAGTAGTTCATTGCATAGTGGTTCAATTCCAGATCCAAATTACCAATATGCTACTTTAAGAATTATTCCCTATACTGATTCACCTAATGAATCAGCAAGCATATCATTACCTTTTTATAATGGTGATTGGTGGTCAGTCATGATTACTACCGATCAATCGGATACTGTCAATTTATATGCAGGTAATAAAATATACAATGGTAATGACGGAACCTCTATTGGATATTATGCTTCTGCTTCTGTTGAGGGGGCAACTCTTGATTATTGGACAGGACAAACTTCAACTTTTGCTTCAGCTTCATTAAATTATTCTCAGTATAAAAGTTTTTCGGGATCATTACAAGAAATAAGATATTACAATCAACAAATAAGTGAAAGTGTATTTAAAGATTATGTAATGAATCCTTTATCCTTTGAAGGTAATGGGATTAATAGTGCACCCGATCAATTAATATTTAGAGCAGCTTTAGGAAGTGAATTAGATATTACTACTAGTTCTTCTATTCATCCTAAAGTAACAGGGTCTTATAGTATTACTTCATCTTTTGCTAGTAATAGTAATTTTTCTTTTAATGGAACTCCCCTATATTATAAAAACACTGAAACATTCTTTTTAGATCAACCTGCAGTTGGAATTAAAAATAGAATAACAGATAAAATAAGATCTGAAAGTGATACTTTACCATCAGGCAGTGTATTGTCACCTATTCGTAAATTATCTCAAACTACAGAAGCAAGTGCTTCATACACAGATAATATAAATTATTTAGAGGTAGCATTTTCACCACAAAATCAAATTAATGATGATATTATAGGACAATTAGGTCATTTTAATATTGGCGATTATATAGGTGATCCAAGACAAAGATCATCATCTGCTCAAATATACCCAGATTTAAATAACTTAAGCGAAGAATATTTTAAAAAATATATTAAACAGTATGATTTAGTAGATTTTGTTAGGTTAATAAAATTTTTTGATAATTCACTATTTAAAATGATTAAAGATTTTATACCTGCAAGAACTAGTTTAGCATCAGGTTTAGTAGTAAAACAACATTTATTAGAAAGAAATAAATATCCTCAACCACAAGTATCTCATACAAATGAATTACTAACAGGTTCTATTCAATCTAAACAAATATGGGTTGAATCAATGTCGGGATCTATAATGTCTTCATCTTTAATAGAAAGCTTTAATGGTGGGGCAGCAGGTATGTTTAACCCCTTTAATATAAATTATGATTTAAATACTAATCCACTTTCAGTAACTACAACATTTAATTATTCAGCTAATGTTCAAGGTATTGTTCCCCCAAGTGATGAAGATACAACTATAAGTTTTGGAGGGGCAGAAATTATAACCACAGCCCCAAGTTTAGAATATTTTGAAAGGTTTATAAGTGCTTCCTATGATGGTAATCCAAATCTTTGGATGGATTTAAATGGTGAAAAAACACAAATTTTAAATCCTTTTAATTCAGGTTCAGGAACAAATAATGCTAGAAGAGCTCGAGTTGCCGATATAGATTTATCTTCAAATAGTTTAACATTAGTTGATGGATATTCTGTAAGTGCTAATGGTGCAGGGGCATATCAATTTACATTTTACACATCATCAGCAGCAGGAACACCTATAAATTTCCAATCTTCATCTACAGCTATAGTAGACCAAGAAAGTTATTATTATGATACTACTCCTCAATTTAATGTTACACAAAGTTATACCATTACAACTCCTTCATTATCTGGATCAGTAACTAGAATACATAGATCACAAGATGAATTTTATAATGGAGAATTAAGTGGCTCTACTTTAATAATATCTAATGGAGAATTAAATGAAGATTGTGAACAATTTAAATTTATTAATCCTAGAGGTGGAAATTATGGAATAAGGCCCTATAATTCAACTGATGATACTTTTGAGGATTTTATTAATACACAAAACTTACCTTTACAAGGATTCATACAAACTTGGTTTCAGGAAGATAATGCATTAGTTCCATTACCACCACCAAATCCAAGTAGTTAAAATATTTATATAAAATGGCAGGAAGTATACAATATATTAAAATATCAAGGATAGATGGAAATGGTAATGATTTAACAACTACATTAGAATCATTATCTAGTATTACTTTACCCTCGGGATCAAGTTCTAATTC